GGTTTAGTCAACAGTTCGATTCTGTTATCCCGCTCCAATTATTCCGGTCAAGCAAACACGGTGTAGGCGGTGGACTGTTAATCCATGAAGCTTGGTTCGATTCCAAGGACCGGAGCCATAAATTATATTATGAAAATTTGTTCAAAATGTAATATAGAACATAATAAACCTGGAATATTTTGTTCTAGGTCTTGTGCTAATTCACGAACGTGGTCAGAAGAAGATAAAAAGAAAAAATCAGAATCTATCAAAAAAAACTTTATTGAAAATGGTCATCCACGTTTAGGTAAACCTGGTTGGACTCATACAGAAAAAGATAAAGAATTAAAAAGACAAAAAACAATTCAGTTTTGGGATAAAAAAGGTAGAAGAACGCCAGAACAATTAGTTCTAAAAAATAGAATTGGTGTTAGTAAATATAGAGCAAAAAAATATCAAGCAACACCAGTTGATGTAAATAAAGAGTTAATAAAAAAAATTTATGAGTATTGTCCAGAAGGATATGAAGTAGACCATATAATTCCTTTATCTGAAGGTGGATTGCACCATGAAAATAACTTACAATATCTTCCAGCATTAGAAAATAGAAGAAAAAATAAATTTCAAAATTACGATAGAAGCCTTATTATAAAATGGCAAGATATTTTATATGACGAATAAAAGGTGTAAATGAATTACGATAATATTATTAGAAGGTTAACAAGTGAAATAGATTATTTCTATAATGACTATCCTTACATTTTTAAAAATCTTATAGAGAATCCTTCCGAATTAGTTTCATGGAAAACCATTGAAGATTGTATGAATCGTCCGGAACATTTTAAGATGGAACTCATCAATAAAAAAGATTCAAATAAAATATCAATTCCCGAATACGAAAAAAGTTGGTCACAACTTAATAGAAATATACAAGATAAGAAATTTATTTTTGATGAATTTGCAGATGGCAATTCATTGATAATTTTAAATTATGGTTATTATAATAAAATAACTTCAGAATTTTTAAAAATGTTTGAAGATACTTTTGATGTTAATGCCGATATTCATGTTTATTGTGGATTAGAAAATTCATCTTCATTTAAAATACATTGTGATAATCCAGCAAATTATATTTGTCAGATTGAAGGTGAAACGGAATGGACGGTTTTTAAAAATAAAATGTCCGTTTTTTGTGATGTTGGTGAGGCGAATAAAAATGTTGATACATGTCCAACTATTTTTAAAAAAGAATTTTCTACGATATTGAAACCTGGTGATGTATTATATATACCTCCAAAGCAATACCATCTGGCAGAGCCAACAGGAAAAAGATTATCTTTAAGTGTTCCTTGTTGGCCTAAAGGTGCAAATAGTTCATTTATTAATAATGATAGAAACTATTATACTATTGCGGTGTAGCTCAGGAGTAGAGCGCTGGACTCATAATCCAGAGGGCGTTGGTGCGATTCCAACCATCCGCAACCAATTTCAGGAGATACTATGATACAAGAAGAAAAAGATCCTGTTAAAGAACAGGATCAAAAAAATGAAGATGAAGAATTTGAGTATATTGAAAAAATAAATCAACTAAGAAAAGAACAATTAAAAAAAAATCATTTAATGGATCCAGGATATTAAAATGCTCAATACACATCATGTGGTAAAACGTACTTTCAAAAATTCTAGTGACACTTTTGAACACACTTTTGGTTCATATGATGAAGCATTGCAATTTGCTAATAACTGCAATGCTGATATTGCTGAAATATATGATAATATAGGAGAGTTAGTATTTGCTGTAACGCAAAATAATCCAACAAAATTTATTTAATCAAGTATTAAAATAGTATCTTACCTGATACTTGAACCATGTTACTCTTAACATTTTAGCTTTCCATGATTTCTCGTTTAGTTTTTTGATGTACCGGTTCTTCGGTTATTGTTCTTGTAATTCTAAATTTAATCTTTTTTGGTTTTATGGCCATTATTTTTTGTTCAAAATGTAAATAAATAACATATGACCAAATTACCAATTCAATTAAAAATACAATAAACCAAATTAGTGTCCAATTCATCTTATCCTAATAATAATGGAAATAAGTGAAAAGCTTTCCCCAAAATAACGGTAACAATAAAGGCGACAACAAAACATAAAAATTGAACTGTTTTTACTTCAGATGCTTTATGTCCGTGATATTTTTTTTGTTCTTTTCTTTCTTTTTCAACCACAGATTTAAGTTCTAATACTTTAGCCCATTCTTTTTCGCCATATTTAATAATAAATTCTTTTTTGGCTTTGGATTCTTCTTTAATTACATGAGAAAGTCTATTATATTCTTCAAGTGCAGCAAAAATTAACATCTCTTTGGCATATTCTGCATTTCTATTTTGTTGGAGTTTTTGTTGGACTTGTTGTTGCACAACATCATTGGCATCTTTTTGGAAGCCTTCGATGGTTTTGGTTATTTCTTTGGTAGATTCGCGGATAGAATTGATACTGCCGGTGGCAGATTTGATGCCTTGTGAGATTCCATATGGATCGGACATGATTTTACCCTTAAGTATACCGTTTTGTTATTGATTTGTAAGACAAAATATAGTATACTATTTAATCACATCATATAAGTATTTATATTAAATAGTTTATTTGTGGCACATATTAATCAAATTAGGAGAAAGTATGAAAGTTTTAGCGCTAAAATTAATCACCGGAGAAGATATTCTAGGAGAATTAGAATCTGAAGATGAAACACATTATGTTATTATCAATGCGGTTGCAATTACGGTAGTTCCGTCCGAAGATAGAAGATATGGTCCGAATATTGGATTAACACCTTTTCCACCATTTTCTGAACAAACTAAAGGTTCAACCTTTGCTTTTACTAAAAAACATGTGATATACTCCTATGAACCAGCTGAAGATTTTATCACAAATTATAATAAAGTTTTTGGTTCTGGTATTATTGTTCCAAAACGTGGTAAAATTACTCCTCCAATCCCATTGAACGGTTAAACGTGAATTTCTATACAAATGTACAAAACTTTGGTAATTATATACTTTATCGAGGTTTTAGAGATGGCCAAAGAGTAAAAGAAAGAATTAATTATTCTCCTTCTTTATTTCTTCCATCCCGTAAGAATCCTCAAGGAATTTATAAGTCCCTAAAAGGACTACCATTAGACCAGAAAGTCTTTAATAATATTCGTGAAGCTAAAGATTTTGTGGAAGAATTTTCTAATCTACCTGGGGCCCCAGTAATTTATGGTCAAACTCGGTATGAATATGCTTATATTGCAGACCAACATAAAGGCATGGTTGATTATGATTTTGATAAACTAGCAATATGCACGATTGATATAGAAGTCGGTTCTGAAAATGGTTTCCCAGACCCTTATTTGGCTAATGAACCAATCACAGCAATTTGTGTAAAATTCGGTTCACACCGTACCGCATTTGTTTTTGGCTGTGGAGATTTTGTTTCAACTGATTTAAATGCAATTCATGTCAAATGTAAAGATGAATATGAATTATGTAAAAAATTCTTAAATAGTTGGTCAAATTATTATCCTGATATTGTTACGGGCTGGAATACAAAGTTCTTTGATATGCCATATCTTGTAAATCGTTTTCGTAAAATTCTTGGTGAAGAAGAAACTAAAAAATTATCTCCATGGAATTATATTGGTGAACGTAAAACAACAATAAATGGACGGCAATTAATTGCATATAATTTCTTAGGAATTGAATCCCTCGACTATATAGAATTATATAAATGGTATGCGCCAGGTGGTAAATCACAGGAGTCCTATAGACTAGATTCTATTGCACAAGTAGAACTTGGTGAAGGAAAAATATCATATGATGAGTATGACAATTTACACTCTTTATATCGTTTAAATTATCAAAAATTTATTGAATATAATATTAAAGACGTTGAACTCATTCTAAAGCTAGAAGATAAGTTGAAGTTGTTAGAGTTGGCAGTAACTTTGGCATACGACACCAAAACAAATTTCGAGGACGTATTTGCACAAACCCGTATGTGGGATTCAATGACTTATTCCTATTTGTTGGAAAAAAATATCATTGTACCACCAAGAGTAATTCAAAAAAAATCTGAAGCTTTTGAAGGTGCATATGTTAAAGAGGTTCAAGTTGGTGCTCATGATTGGGTTGCTTCATTTGATTTGAACAGTCTGTATCCGCACTTGATGATGCAGTATAATATTAGTCCTGAAACACTCATTCAACCAGAAGATTATTCCGATGAAATGCGTAATATTTTATCGGAAGGAGTAACTGTTGACAAATTACTAAAGAAAGAAGTTAATACTGATGGTTTAGTAACAGCAACAATAACACCAAATGGTCAATTCTTCCGTACAGATATAAAAGGTTTTTTACCTGCAATGATGGAAGAAATGTATACTGATAGAAGTAACTTTAAGAAGATGATGTTGGCAGCAAAACAAGAATATGAAAATGAAACTGATGAAAGTAAGAAATATGAAATTGAAAAACGAATTGCTAAGTATAATAACATTCAGTTGGCTAAAAAAGTGTCCCTTAATAGTGCTTATGGTGCTTTGGGGTCTCAGTACTTCCGTTTTTATGATTTGCGTATGGCTCTTGGTGTCACGACTGCTGGTCAGTTGTCAATTCGTTGGATAGAAGCAAAATTAAACCAATACATGAATAAGGTATTAGAAACAAAAGATGTGGATTACGTTATTGCGAGTGATACTGATTCGATTTATCTTCGTCTTGGAGGATTGGTTAATCGTGTCTACAACTCACGAATACCTGATACAAATGATGTTATCAAATTCATGGATAAAGTTTGTGATGATAAACTCCAACCGTATATTGATAAATGTTATCAGGAACTTGCTGATTATGTTAAAGCGCCTGTACAGAAAATGCAAATGAAACGTGAAGGTTTGTCCAACAAAGGAATCTGGACTGCCAAGAAACGATACATTCTTAACGTATATAATAATGAAGGGGTACAATACAAAGAGCCACAATTAAAAGTTATGGGATTGGAGATGATTAAATCGTCCACACCATCAGCAATTCGTGAAAAAATGTGGGAAGCAGTAAAAATAATGATTCGTGGTAAAGAAGAAGATATGCATAAATTTATTTCTGAATTTAGAGAAAATTTTAAAAAGCTTCCTGCGGAAGAAATATCTTTTCCTAGAGGATGTAATGGATTATCTAAATATAAAGATACCGTTACATTGTATAAATTAGGAACACCTATACATGTAAAAGGTGCTTTATTGTATAATCACTATTTACAAGAAAAGAAATTAACTAAAAAATATCCATTAATACAAGAAGGTGAAAAATTAAAATTTACCTATCTTAAAACTCCAAACCCTTTTAGAGATACAGTCATTTCTTTCCCATCAAGGTTACCTATAGAATTTGGATTAGATAAGTTTATTGATTATGATACACAATTTGATAAATCTTTCCTAGAACCGATTAAGGTCATATTAAATTGTATTAAATGGAATCCCGAAAAAGTATACACATTAGAGGATTTTTTCACATGATTTATATAACACTATTATCAGCATTATTGTTATCGGGTATTGCTGCTTATTATTCTGTTATTGGATTAGCTGCAATTTTTACCGGTGCTTTTTGGCCAATCGTTTTTATGGGTTCAGTCCTTGAAATGAGTAAGTTGGTAACAACATCATGGTTATATCGTAATTGGAAAAAATGTCCGTTTTTATTAAGGACATATTTAACATCTGCTGTTGTTATTCTTATGTTAATTACAAGTATGGGTATTTTTGGTTTTCTTTCTAAAGCACATATTGATTCTACATTAGATGCTGGTGCAAATTCTGTTGAAGTTAAAACATTAACCCAACAAGAAAAGATTGCTAAAGAAAGATTAGATTATTTACTTGCACGAGCTAAGGATCCATCAACCGCCAGTAATCGTTTAGATAAACAAATACAAGATACACAAAGAGAATTAACCGAAATTAATAAAAAGAAATTACCATTACTAAAAGAATCTAATAAATTAGTTGCAGAAGTTGGACCCATTAAATATGTTGGTGATATGATATATGGTAATGATGATAACGCAATAGATAAAGCGGTTCGTTTGGTAATAATGTTAATTATGCTTGTGTTTGACCCTCTAGCTGTGTTATTATTAATAGCAGCAAATATGTCTATGCAACAAGATAAACCAAAAACTGGTATTGAAATTAAAGATGGAGTTATAACCAGATTTGTGGAAGAACCAAAAAAAGTTGATCCTGTTGAGCCAGAAGTTCCTGTTGAACCGGAAGTAAAAGAAGAAATAACACACGAAAAAGAAACTACACACCATAGGCCAGGGTTTTATTCAGAAGAACATGTACCTGTTAAAAAATTAGAGCCTAAGTATGATTACGATGCTGTATATGGATTTCACGAAAAAAAGGAATGATTAATTTATGAGTATACTTGACAAAATCAAAAAGAATAGTAGTATTAAAGAATCCGCTATTCTATCCAAATCAAAGTTCTTCACAAGCAAGGACATGATTCCAACACCAGTACCAATTATCAATGTGGCCTTATCTGGTCAACTTGATGGTGGTTTAACCCCCGGTCTTACAATGTGGGCAGGTCCATCAAAACACTTTAAGACTGCTTTTTCACTTTTGATGGCAAAATCTTATTTGGAGAAATATGAAGATGCTGCACTACTATTTTATGATTCTGAATTCGGTACTCCTCAATCATATTTCGATTCTTTTGGAATTGATACTGATAGGGTGCTTCATACTCCTCTT